TTCGAACTGCTGATTCACTGAATCAGTTGTCGAGCTTGGGCGGGGGCTAAAATTTGCCTTCGGTATTCCGAAAATAATCCCGTTGGGGTGTGGTGAGTTACGCTCTAAACACGCTCAGCAATGGTGTCCACACGGAGAAAGTTGATCTGTGTGATGCTGGTGATGGTTTGCCTCTTGGCCATCACCAATGTACTTATAGGCTTGGGACTACCAACGGTCTCAGGTATTAAGCAAGGGTTCAAGGACCAGGTGGCGACCTGGCGCACCCCAGTTGGGGGTGTTAGTGTGGTTTCCCCCCCCCCCATTGTCATGGCGGATGGAGATCTGCGTCCAATCTTGCATTGGTTCTGCGGACTCTTTTCCCTGGCAACAGTTGGCGTGGGGATCCTCAGATGGTGGTATCAGAGGAGGTGGGAGGATGAGCTAGTGTCGGAGTTGGTGCATGAGGTCGAAGGATCACCCTGTGCGACCCCTTCAACTCAGGCAATAGTTCAGGAGCCCGCCTACGATTGGCCGCTAAATGAGGTTATGGTTGAGACCACGATGCCCATCCCCCAGTGCACTGACCACTCCACTAAGGAGAGTAAGGGCACGAAGGGAGTCCCCAAGGCGATGGTCCTTGCACTTGTTATGGCCGCAAAACTCAAGTTCATCCTAATGGAACAGAGTGCTGCCAATGCTGCAATTGTGCGGGATTTCATGCGGACACAGGCGGAGGAGTGGCGGAAGAAGGGAGGAATTTGGGCAGGAGCTCGGGACTCGGACGTGCTAAAGGCGCGGACAGTCTCAGCAGCACTGTTCTTTACACCTACCCAAACCGACATTCTCGCAGCCAAAATGCTGCGATCCACCAAGCACGCCCAACGAGTGGCGGCGCATGGTGGATTCATGCCGAAGTAGGGCTGCCCGGTGCGGCACACAGGAGTGAGTACAGCTACAGAGCTGACTCACCCGGACCTGTGTGTGACCGTATTTGGGTGTGAGGGTAGGAAACGCAAGTTGTATCGCTTGGATACAGTGTCTCTACCTGTTGCGTATTGCGTCCACAATTCGGACATTGCCACGTTGCATAGGGCTGTAGCGGAAAGGGTTTTCTTCGTCAAGATCAATGGCGAGTACATCCCTCCACCCCCCGTAACAGTGAACGTGGCGCATGCGCTCAGGCATTTCAAAGCCAAGATGCTAAAGCACACTCGCAAAGTTGCCCCTTGTACACTACAGGAATTTCCTATGTTGTACACAGGCCGCAAGCGGGAGGTGTATCAGCGGGCGGTGGACAGTCTTATGATCAAAGGACTTACACCAAGGGACGCCTTCCTGAAATGCTTTGTTAAAGCGGAGAAGATTAACTTCACCGCGAAACCAGACCCAGCACCTCGTGTGATCCAACCCCGGGATCCGAGGTTCAACGCAATGCTGGGCAGGTTTATCAAGGTCATGGAGCACTATCTTTATCAGGCGATTGACAGGGTTTACCGGTGCGCGTCACGTCTTAAAACCGTGACTAAGGGTATGAACGCCGGGCAAGTTGGCCAGCTCATTGCACAAAAGTGGGCAGTATTCAAGCGGCCAGTGGCCATTATCCTGGATGCGAAGCGCTTTGACCAGCATGTACGTAAGGAGATGTTGCAATGGGAGCACAAAGTGTATCTCGATGCGACCTCAGGCGACAAGGCTGAGTTGGCGTGGTTACTCAATATGCAAATTGAGAACCAAGCATTTGGGTATGTGGCTGATGGCAAGCTGAAGTACAAGGTCAGCGGTAACCGGATGTCAGGGGACATGAACACGGCGTCAGGCAACGTAGTACTGATGTGCGCAATGATGTATGAGTATATGATTCACTTGGGTGTGTCTAAGTACGAGCTTGTAAATAATGGGGACGACAGTGTTCTCATAGTGGAGGGAGAAGAGGCCGACCGCACCATTGCGGAATTTGAGCCATTCTTCATTCCACTGGGCTTCGAAATGGACATCCAGGGGAGGACTTCAGTCTTCGAAAAGATTAAGTTTTGTCAGTGCTCACCCGTCCGAACACCGGAGGGGGTAGTCATGGTGCGCAGCATGGAGTCGTTGGCCAAGGACTGTGTTTCGATTAAGCCTTTGGAAACGGAAAAGGTGTACCGGAGGTGGCTTAAATCAATTGGGGAGTGTGGACTATCATTAGCTGGGGGCATACCTGTTGTCGGGGCCTTCTACAAGCTGATGCTCAGGAGCGGGAGGGGTCAAGTATTGACAGACCCCAGCATGGAGTGCGGTATGCAGATTATGGCACGTGGTATGGACAGGGCCGAACAAACGGTTCACTGGACCACGCGTGTCAGTTTTTACTACGCATTCGGTGTTTTGCCTGATGAGCAGATTGCTGTGGAGGGAGAGTATGACAGGATGGAACTTCCGTATGATAATGTGACTGACCCAAGCCACCCATGTGAGGCAGCGTACAACGCTCGGTGCCTGCCACCATGGATATTAAATCACTGAGTCTCAACAAGAAAATATAAAATTCTGGAACACCACCAGGAGTAGGAGGCACTTAGGCAGACGAATGCGTCTGGACTATAGCGCTCACGAGAGTGCATGGAGGGGTTGGTAAAATGGGGGTGCGGTAGCAACCGGTAAATCCCTAAGCCAAACAGGTGATTATGGTTCGGCGGGGGAGACCCCGTGCTGAACTGATCCACCAGCTCGAACATGTGCCCTCGAGG